ACCAGTCATTTATATACACTAGCAACCAACGAGGACGGTAGTGTTGACCTAGTTACTATTGATCAAGACGATATTGATGTAAGTGCAGAAAGTGTTATATCAGACGAAATATATGGAAGACCAGATAGACAAGGTTATGACGGATATCTAGTTGATGCAGAAATAGCACCTAATGGTGCTCCATATGGTGCAGGTATAAGTTTCCCTCCAGAAAATCAGCCTGGAGATTATTTCTTACGTACAGACTTTTCACCTAAGCGTTTGTTTAGATTTGATGGAACACGTTGGGTTAAAGTACAAGACGGTGTACGTATGACAATGACTAACGGGCCTGATAGACAAACACAGAAAGGTACATTCATTAATAACAATACCGTTAATAACATCGGTGGAGACGATGTTCCAGAAAGACAGAGCCTATCTAAGGCACTTAGACCAAAGGCAGATAATTAATGCAATTTTTCTACGACGGACAAATTAGAAGATATATTACTCAAATGGTTCGTTTAATGAGTAATTTTTCTTATCAGGATGGTCGAGGTAATCTTACCCAAGTTCCTGTATTGTACGGAGATATGACTAGACAAGTTGCTAATATTATTCGTGACAATTCAGAAAATAAAATACCAAGTGCTCCTAGAATGGCAGTGTATGTAACAGGATTAGAAATGGATCGTTCAAGAACCAGCGATTCTAGTTATGTAAACAAACTTAATATTAGAGAAAAAGCATTTGACACTGATGGTAATGAGTATCTTAATGTACAAGGTAAAAATTACACTGTAGAAAGATTAATGCCTACTCCTTATACACTTAGTATGAATGTAGATATTTGGTCGACTAACACAGATCAAAAATTACAAATTTTAGAACAAATATTAACATTATTTAATCCAAGTTTTGAAATACAAACCACAGATAATTATATTGATTGGACTAGTTTAAGTGTTGTAAATTTAGAAGGTACTACTTTTTCTAGTAGAAGTATACCGGTAGGCGTTGACAGTGACATAGACGTTGCTACTCTGCAATTTAGTACACCAATATTCATATCTCCCCCAGTTAAAGTTAAAAGACTTGGAGTTATTACAGATATTATTACCAGTGTTTTTAACGAAGAACAAGGAACAATTGACTTAGGCCTTACTCAACCACAAGTAAATGCCTACGACGATTCACCTACACCTGGTAGAACTAATGTTACAGAAGATGACGTGCAAACTGATACTGCAACAGGAGCAACTGTGTTTAGTACAAATTATGCAGATCTAGGCGTGTATGTAGACGGTAACATACTTAGACTTATTAGTAAAAATCAAATTGGAACTACTAACTGGCGTAACGTTTTAGATAATGTACCTGGAGATTACCAAGCAGATATCAGTAGAATATATTTGTCTAACAAGGACACAGGTAGTGTATACACTGGTACCTTTACTCATAATGAATTAGATGAAACACAGTTAATTGTTAACTGGGATAATGATAGCTTCCCTGATGACACAGTGATTGAAGGACCTGCTAGAAATCAAAATAGCTGGACCAGCATCGATTATATTATTGATCCACAAAAACGTAATCCTACAGATATTAAAACAACAGGTGTTAGAATTTTATTGTTAAATGATATTGGCAATGAAAATAATGTAGACGGACCCGATGCTTGGAAAAACTCTAACGGAAGTGACTTTGTAGGTTACGAAAATGACATTATAGAATGGACAGGATCTTCATGGGTTACAGTATTCGACGCTAGCGAAACTACAGATCCTGTTTATACAACTAATCTTAACACAGGCATTCAATATAAGTGGACCGGAGAATACTGGTTACTCAGTATCGACGGCGAATATCCAAAATCAAGTTGGCGTATTGATTTAAACGGTTAAGTACTGCATGACAGACAAAATCGTATGCAGTGGTGCGCTGTTTTACAGCCTTTCTACAAAACGCTTCTTATTTTTGCATCGAACCCAAGGCAAAAGTAACAACCTTTGGGGTCTTGTTGGCGGAACAAACGAAGAAGCAGAAACTCCCTGGGAAGGATTAAAAAGAGAAATAACTGAAGAAATTGGTACGGATCATACAATTACAAAAGTTATACCATTAGAAACATTTGTAAGTCAAGATTCTAGATTTCTTTTCCATACATATCTATGCTTAGTAAAAGATGAATTTATTCCTACACTTAACGAAGAGCATGATGGATATGCATGGGTCACATTTGGAAAATGGCCAAAACCATTGCACCAAGGTCTACGTAACACGTTAACAAATAAAACTAACATTTCAAAATTAGAAACTGTATTTCACGTAATTGATTTAACTCAATAGAAAGGATATCATGCGTATTTTAGTAACCGGACATCAAGGATTTATCGGAAAAAATATGTGTCTGCATTTAATGAATCAAGGACACGATGTAGAAGGATGGGAATATATTCCAAACACTGTTCCTGATCCAGCTAATTATGACTGGGTTGTACATTTAGGTGCTATCACAGATACAACATGTAGAGACGTAGATCAAGTTTTAGAACAAAATTTAGATTTTAGTCTAAGATTATTACAAGTTTGTGATATGGTAGGAACAAACTTTCAATATGCTTCTAGTGCAAGTGTATACGGGGATTTAACTACATTTAATGAAGAAGGACCACATTATCCTATGAATCCATATGCATGGAGCAAGTATCTATTTGACAAATTTGTAAACGAGCATATTGATGGATTTACAATTAATGTACAAGGATTTAGATTTTTTAATGTTTATGGGAATTACGAGGATCACAAAGGCAAAATGGCCAGTGTTTTTCATAAATTTAAAAATCAAGCAAGGACTACACAAAATATTCAAATTTTTGAAAATAGTGAAAATTATTTAAGAGATTTTATTTGTGTAGAAGATGTATGTAATATTATGTCACAGTTTTTGTTTAAAGATGTAAACGGCATTTATAACTTAGGTACAGGAACTGCTATTTCATTTAAAAAGGTTGCTGAATACATTGCTAGACAGTATAATAGTAGTGTACAAGAAATACCTATGCCAAAAGAATTAGAAAAGCAATATCAACGTTTTACAAAAAGCAACAATCAACTTCTTTTAGCAGAAATAGGTGATTATAAATTTACAACAGTTTTTGAATGGATAGATAAAAATGGATAACCCAACTAGATTATCAGGAGCAGTAAAAAAAGGATGGGGGTATGAATTAATTTTTGCAACCAACGACTTATACTGCGGTAAAATTATAGTTTTCGAAAAAGCTGGTGCAAAAACCAGCATGAATTTTCATAAAGAAAAGGACAAGACTTGGTTTATTAATTCTGGTAGTTTTTTACTTAGAACTATTGAAACTAAATCTGCTACTTTGATTACTAAAGAATTAAAAGAAGGTGATGCTTGGCATACACCATGTTTAGTTCCCCATCAATTAGAAGCATTAGAAGATAATTCTAGTATCACAGAAGTTAGTACTCCTGATAGTGTAGAGGACATTTACAGAATTAGTCAAGGCGATACACAAATAGAGGCTAAAGATGGTTGACATTATCTGGAGTGGGGACGATCTAAATTATAAAGATCCTAATTGGATTCCTCCTAAATGTGTAGTAGGATTAGACCGTGACGGTGTTATTAATGAAAACGTGGAAGGATATTGTTATAAACCAGAAGACTTTAAACCTATTCCAGGGAGCATAGAAGCAGTTGCAAAACTAAGAAAATTAGGACATAAGATTGCTATTATTACCAATCAAGGGTGTATCGAAAAAGGAATCTGCACTCAAGAACAAGTTGAAGCAGTAAACTATCATATGCTAGACCTATTTGGTAAAGCAGGATGTGCTGCTATTAATGGCATATATTTTTCTGCAAGTTCACGCAAAGATGATATGTGGGCAAAACCTAATGTAGGTATGTTTAAACGTTGCGAAAAAGAAATGCCTTATATAAAATTTTCTCGCGGCTATTATGTAGGCGATAAAATTACAGATCTAAAAGCTGCGGCTAAAATCGGAGCTCGACCTGTGCTTGTTAGGACAGGGCACGGATTAGAAACAGAAAAAGAACTTAAAAAATTTACCTATCGAGAATTAAAGAAAAAGACCATCATATTTGATGATCTTAGTTCCTTTGTTGATAGTTTGAGTTAAGCCTGTGCTTCGCCCCATCTAAGAATAATATTACTCGTTGTATCTGCACCAGCAGTCTTATACACATTGATTGCTAAAACATCTGGTCCATTCGGGAATGTACCTCTACCACCTAGTGTAGTATTTGTTAATTCTTTCAATGTATCTAAATTAAGTTCTGCACGTTCTCCTGGCGTTGCAATGAACGAGAATACAGTTTCTCCTGGTTGTGCATAAGGAGGTTCTACAAACTCTACTGTTATAGTACCAGATCCAGCTGTTAATGTACCAGTGTAAGAATTATTAAAGATAATCCTATAGTACGTTGTGCCTGCAAACGATTCTTCTGAAATAGTGTTAATCTTTGTGTTTGCAGGGAATGATCCGGCGGTTGTTGCTACAACATCCGTGCCTACACTAGCTCCCGAGCTTATTAAAGATGCAGCTGTAGCAAGCATAAAGTTACGTCCAACTAAGTTCCCGCCACGCTGGAATGTTATTGTTTCGTTTTGGCCAATTCTTCCGTTGAATCTTCTACTTAATCTTACAAATGCTTGACCGCCCCAAGTATTTTGTACACTCACAACCGTGGTATTTGCCGAGAAGCTGGCTGATCCACTTGTAGAAACTAAAAGGTCTCCAGATTCAAGACCTAGATTGTTTACACTAGTTTGAGTCATATACAAATAGTCAGCATTGTTTGCATTTTGGAAACTTGAAGTTTGTGCAGTACCTTGTATTGCGGCTTGGGCTGTAATAGTTTGTTGAACAGCTGCTTCTCCTGTTGACCATAAAACAGATCCGCCTGCTGCAACTTGGGCAAACGATGGCTGGCCACCTTGTGCTTCTGAACTTAATCCTGTCCATACAATAT